AAGCCTACGGGCTGGCGAATTGTGATTTTGCCCTATCGAGGCGCAAAAAAGAGCAAGGGAGGCATTGTCCTTGCTGATTCAACCATCGAAAAACAACAAATCACCACTGTCTGCGGCTATGTTCTGGCCGTTGGCGAATTGGCTTACAAAGATGAAGGCAAATTCCCCAACGGAGCATGGTGCAAGCAGGGTGATTGGATTGTTTTTGGCCGATATGCGGGTGCGCGTATTGGTGTAGACGGCGGGGAAATCCGAATCATCAATGATGACGAGGTATTGGCCCGAATCGACAACCCAGAAGACATTCTGCACATGTAAGGACTCACCATGGCTAACATCACACCAGACAGCCAGCTTGAATTTGAGCTAGGCGAAGGCGAAACAGAGACTAGTATTGAACTTCCAGAGCAGGAATCGGAGGATAGGGGCGGTTCTTCCACACTAGAAGCAACACAACCCGCAGTGGCTCAAAAATCTGAGCCAGAGAAGCATGAGTTGGATCAGGTCAGCGAAAATGTGCAGAAGCGCATTGCTAAACTGACAGCTAAGATGCGTGAGGCGGAGCGCCGTGAGCAAGCGGCCTTGGATTACGCTCGTAATGTCCAAGCCAAGGCAAATCACCTTGAACAACAGCTGGTTAGTACGGATCAAAGCCGGGTATACGAGGCACGGTCCAGAGTAGAAACGCAGCAAATGCAATTAAAGGCAATTATTCGCAGGGCGCGTGAAGAAGGCGATATTGATACTGAAACAGAGGCCCAAGAGCGCCTTATGCAGCTGTCAATGGAGCAGCGTCAGTTGCAGCAATGGGAAGATTCACGCCCAGAGCCGCAAGCAGCGCCTGTACAGCAGCGGGTTCAGCCACAGCAGCCCGCATACCAGCAACAGGCCCCTCGCCAGCCAGCACCTAGCCCTCGCGCAGAGGATTGGGCGGCTAGGAATGAGTGGTTTGGTCAGGATAGGACGATGACGTACGCCGCATGGGGTATCCATCAGACTTTGATTGAAGAAGAGGGCATTGACCCTGATTCGGACGAGTACTATACTGAATTAGATAACAGGCTTCGGAATGAGTTTCCAAACAAGTTCCGGGCTGCTTCAACCAACAACAGACAACGGTCGAACGTGCCAGCCGTTGCACCTGCTTCCCGTAGTTCCGGGGTAAATAGTGCACGCAGGACGGTGAAGCTTTCACCGAGTCAAGTTGCTATTGCAAAGAAATTGGGTGTTCCGCTCGAGGAATATGCCAAATACGTAAAGGAGTAATAAATGAGCCAAGATAAACTTACTATCGACCGCGCCCCTCGCGCAACCCGTGAGAAAGAAGCGCGTCGCAAGCCTTGGGCACCTCCTTCGCGTTTGGATGCCCCTCCAGCACCTGCCGGTTTCCAGCATCGCTGGATTCGTGCAGAGATCAATGGGTTCGACGACAAACAGCACGTTTTTGGCAGACTTCGTGAGGGCTATGAACTGGTCCGCAATGAAGAACTGCCCGAAGAATATCGCGATACGCTACCTACCATCGAAGATGGTAAACATGCGGGCGTGATTTCTGTCGGTGGCTTGCTTTTGGCGCGTATTCCTAATGAGACTCTTGCCGAACGTAATGCTCACTACAACCGGAAGGCACGAGAGCAGATCAGTGCAGTAGACAACGAGTTGATGCGTGAAAACGCACACTCGACAATGCGTATCCAGAACCCCGAACGGAGTTCTCGCACTACTTTCGGTAGTCGTTAAGACTACATAACCCTTTAGGAGATACAAATGGCAAACGTTGATAAAGCCTTTGGTCTGCGCCCTCTGGGTAACCTCTCTGCTACTGGTGCACAGAAGCAGTATGGCTACAACATTGCGGACAACCAATCCGGCGCTATCTATCAGGGTGACCTCGTCACTCTTTCTGGTGGTTACATTGTCAAATACGATTCGACCCTGCATACCGTAGCAGTTGGTGTGTTCAATGGTTGCTTCTACGTTGACCCAACATCGGGCAAGCCCACTTGGAGTAACTACTACCCCGGTTCGGTCAACATCACCACTGGTGCTATTACGGCTGATGTGATCGATGATCCCAACCAGTTGTTCCTGATCCAAGCGGATGAAGATGTCGTTCAGGCGGATATTGGTAAAAATGCCAATATTGCGTATACCGCGGGCAGCAACATCACAGGCGTATCTGGCACTGAGTTGGATTCGTCCACCATTGACAATGTCGCCGGTCTTGTGCTGAAGATTGTGGGTAACTACACCGCCCCGAACAACACACTCGGCCAGAACTACGTCGATGTTGTTGTGAAGATTAACGCACACCTGTATGGCAGCGCTGGCGTTGCTAATACAGCACCGGTCTAATAGGAGCTAAGTCATGGCTATTTCTCGTTCGCAACTCGTCAAAGAGCTGGAGCCCGGCCTGAACGCTCTGTTCGGCATGGAATACAACCGCTACGAAAACGAGCACACTGCAATCTTCTCCGTTGAATCTTCGGACCGTGCATTTGAAGAAGAGGTCATGCTGACCGGCTTCGACGAAGCCCCAACGAAGAACGAAGGCGCTGGCGTGAACTACGACTCCGCACAGGAATCGTTCACTGCTCGTTACACCCACGAAACCGTCGCTCTGGCATTCGCCCTGACCGAAGAGGCCATCGAGGACAACCTCTATGACCGTCTGTCTGGCCGTTATACCAAGGCTCTGGCTCGTTCGATGTCCTACACCAAGCAAGTTAAGGCAGCTTCTGTGTTGAACAACGCGTTCAACACAACTGGCCCTTACAACGGTGGTGACGGTGTGTCGCTGTGCAACAGCGCACACCCAACCGCTCTTGGCCCATCGTTTAGCAACGTGCCTACAACGGCAGCTGACCTGAACGAAACTTCGCTGGAACAGGGCATCATCGATGTCGCCGGTTTCACCGACGAACGTGGTTTGAAGGTCGCTCTGACCGTTCGCCGCATGATCATTCCTAAGGAACTGCAATTTACCGCAGAGCGCCTGATGAAATCGACCCTGCGTACCGGAACAGCAGACAACGACATCAACGCCATCAAGTCGATGGGCATGGTTCCCGAAGGTTACTTCGTCAACCACTTCCTGACCGATCCAGATGCATGGTTCCTGATGACCGATGCACCTAACGGCATGAAGATGTTCCAGCGTTCCGCAATCAAGACTGCCTTCGAAGGCGATTTTGATACTGGTAACGTTCGTTACAAGGCCCGTGAGCGTTATTCGTTCGGCTGGTCAGATCCCCGTGCAATTTGGGGTTCGGAAGGCTACACCCCAGCTTAATGGGGGAAACGAGAAAAGGGGCCTTCGGGCCCCTTTTCTTTTGCTGTCAATAGTGTATATTCAACGTATTCCGGGACTTTTCCGGCATATCTGACAGACCCGGCTGACGACATGCAGACAGATATGCTTTAACTCGCATGTGAGGATATCTTCATGGCAAATACTACCTTTTCCGGTCCAGTAATCTCTGAAAATGGCTTTCTGGGCCCTATCGCTGTATCTACTACCACTGCTGCAAGCACTTTGACTGCCGCAGATAGCGGAAAGACAATCTTCCTGAACTCGGCAACTGAGTTTGCTACAACGCTTCCATTGCCAGCAGCTGGTCTTCGCTTTACGTTTATCGTAAAAGCCGCTCCAGTTGGCACTGCCTACACAGTAGTCACAAATGGTGGCGCGAACATTATTAAAGGCCAGCAATACAATTCTGAGGGCGCTGCGGGTGATACAGGCACGGGCGATGACACTATTACCTTTGTGGCAAGTTCCTCTGTTGCGGGTGATCGTGTAGAACTGATCAGTGACGGCACAAGCTGGTTTGCTTACGCATTCTGCACATTGGCTGCATCGATTCTGTTCTCTGCTACCTAATTAGGAGGTCGCCATGGGATACATGAGCGATATACAAAGTACCTATCTAGATGCTGACGGGAACATTTTTACTGGCCGAACTCGTGTCAAGGCCATATATGTGTCCCCGGATGCAGGTGTGGGCGAAGTTGTAATTAAAGACGGTGGCAGTGGTGGTACCGTCTTGTACAAAATCGACGTTCCTGCCAATAGCAGTGCCATTTATATGTCACTGCCAGAGGATGGTATTTTGTTTAAAAGCGGGGCTTATGCAGATTTAACGGATGTTATTTCTGCCACATTCTT